CTTGGAGATAAACCATATGGTTATCAATAAAAGCCAAGATGAGTTGAAACTCATCACCGCCTTACTGCGTGACGTTCAAACGTTACGCTGTGAGGTATTCACTGCGCGGTCTTTGCGATTAACTACCCTAAAGGTAACCAAACGCTTAGACCGGGAAGGGATAAGTTTTCTCACGAAAACTCTCCCCCGTCTTGGTAAGGCTCTTGACAGAGCTTTATCAGGAGAAGTTATACTGGACGCTGAAACGTGTGCCTTTAAAAGCATGCGTAACAGTAAGCTACCCATTTTCATGGGTGAGCTTTTCCGGTGTGTCTTCTCCGACGACGGGCAGGTGTTACCAAACGCCTGCACAGCTAGCATCAAACAGTTAAGGCAGATATGTTACTTGTTTTACAAGTATAAACTGCCCTATACCGCTAAACAGGAACAGAAAGTCATTTCTCAGTTTTTAACAACTGAGGATGAAATCCTACCGTATGACAAACTATTCAACAGTATTGCTGACAAACTCGATCACGCAAGTGACGAATTTGCCCGCGCCCATTCTACCCACAGCACCAGAAATGGTGTGGTGGACAGATTGGATACTGCCACTAGTCCTTCACATAGTGAAACTAATTACGTTCTTGATTCTGTAACGGACGCTCTCGCGAGCGGTCGTATCGGAGTCATTAACGATAAGCAGTTGGCGGCTGAAATGAGTGGAATATTCTACTCAGTTAACCGCTCTATCGTGCGCTGCAGACCTTGCGACAACACCTTTGAAGGTGTGTTGCAAGGTGCAGTCTACGATGCACTAACGGAACAATACCCAGATGCCTACAACGGAACCGTCCTTCAAAGGGCGGAGTTCGAGGCGGCATATGGGGATTTGGTTCGTATTGTTCAGGGAGCACGGAGACTCTTAAATAAGGTCTTCGAGTCCTTTGATCCTACGAATATTCACCCGAGGCATGGTCCTGGAGCCGTTTCTACAAAGGAACGACTTTGGGCCAAATTTACTTGGACGAATATACCCGAACGAATCGCAAATGTCTACCCGATCGATGCGTTTTTCTACGCATCGTTAGGTCACATTTGCGACGCTGCTAAGGAGATCAACTCCTTAGGATCGGCTGACCGTCCGGCACGGGTTATCCTGGTGCCGAAGGACAGTAGGGGGCCTCGCTTGATCTCTTGTGAACCTCTGGAAAACCAGTGGATCCAACAAGGATTAGGCAAGGCTATTGTCAGACATGTTGAATCTCACCCTTTAACAAGGTGGAATATCAACTTTACAAACCAACAACCGAATCAGTATGGAGCCTTGTTAGGTTCTTTAACTGGACGGTACGCTACTCTGGACCTTAAAGAGGCCTCAGATCGCGTATCTGTTGGTTTAGTTCGCTTACTCTTCCCTAGTAAGGTTCTTCCTTATCTAATGGCGAGTAGGTCTTTAGCGACAGAGCTGCCAAATGGCACGAAGTTAACACTCAGGAAATATGCACCGATGGGGTCAGCTTTATGCTTTCCCGTATTGGCGCTTACTACCTGGGCACTTCTGGCCGCAACAGCTCCTGATGCGGATGCTTGCGAAGGCATCCTAGTGTATGGTGATGATGTGATCGTTCCTACGGCTCACGCCGCGAACGCGATCAAACAACTCGAGTCCTTTGGTTTAAAAGTAAACCGGGACAAGAGTTGCGTCAGCGGATTCTTTCGAGAATCGTGTGGCTGCGATGCCTATAGAGGCAAAGTAGTCACTCCATTGCGTTTCCGCAATGTCTGGCCATCTCGCCGTGACCCTAACGCTCTAACTTCATGGGTCGCTTATGCGAATTCCATGTGGGACGAGCGATACCTAAACGTATATGAGGTAATAACGACTCAGCTCTTCAAGCTGTTCGGTAGTATACCTGACGACGGCATGCAATTAAGCTGCCCATCGCTACGTGAAGTATCGGACGACAAGAAACCTACACGGTCCAGAATTAATAAGGCCCTCCAAAAGAGGGAGTATTATATTTGGGACGTTAAGGCGGTTAAGACCATGAAGACTATTGACGGGTGGAAAATGCTACTTCGCTATTTTAGCGAATGTTCGCAGGATACACCTCTCTCTGTCCTCAGAGACCTAGCCCAATCCTCGAGCGAATCTACTAAGCTCGTTTCGGATTGCCCTACAATGATCGATGCCCTACCTGGTAGCGCTTTGGCCGCTTATGCGGTTATGGCTACACCAGAAGGCACTCGTGATATTATTAAGGTTTCATACCATGATAATCCACCGATCATGTCCGTTA